ACTTCCAGTTTTTTCAGTTAAAAGTTTTTCGTAATATAAAACTTTAGCAAGATTTTCATTATTTACAATTTCTTGTAATTCAGTCGCAGTCAATTTGTTTCCTGGTAATCCCCAAGCTTGTTGTATCTTTCTATCTACATCATATTGAGAATACATATAATTATATAAACCAACTATTGATTGTGGTTCTGTTCCGTCAAATTTTGCAACCCAAGAAGTTCCATTAAACGTGATTGCTTTTTGCCCAAAGTCAGACTGTGTTGTTGTTTTTGCTTCAACTAAAAGTGTTTGTCCTGGATTAATAGCAGAAGGTATAGTCAAGTCTGGACCACTTCCAAATCCAGCATTTTTTGGAATATTTTTAAAAACTGATTTTAATTTAGTTCTAAGGGTAATCTCATATTGTTTTCCCGCCAGTGCTGGATTAGACATACAAAAAATCCCATCTTTCTTGTATTTAGAAAAATGGGATTAAATTTTATTCTTCTACTTGTTCTCCAATCTTTTCATCAAGAAGACCAATCACTTCTCGAATTTTATTAATCCTTTCCGTTGGGAACTCATAACTGTATCCTTTTTGTGCGTCAAAAAGAACTTGTCTTACAGTTGCTGCAGAAATCAAATCAATTTTGATACTTACATTTTTACTCATTAGATGTCTCCCTCTTCACGATTTTCACTATAGAATACGTCAAAAAATCCATCAGGATAACGTTTCATCAGTTTATCAATATTTGTTTGCACTACTTCATCAAAAGAAACTTCAAGAGCAATACAAGCTTGGGCAACATACCACAGAGTATCACCAAGTTCCTTAATCAGATGGGTGCGAGTTTCTTCATTCCAAGATTTTCCTTGGAAGACCATTTTCTTTACGATTTCCAAGAACTCTCCTGCTTCTGCGTTCATTCCAACACCAGCAGTTAAAAGTCTTTCAATATTAGCACCCTTTTCATCCAACTGAACCATACGGTCAGAGAGAGCAAGAAAATCTTTGGATGCATCACTTGTAACTGCATCTACAAAGTTTTGATATTTACCAAAGTCAATTCGTTGAGTCATATTATTTAAAATTTAAATCCAGAGAATTTGTCTGTTTTTTTGCTTTCTTCGTAAGTATACTCTTCTTCTTGTCCAGAGTCAAGTATATCATTTTGGGCGGATTGTTCTACATCATAAAGACGCATTTTTGCCCTATCAATCCCAATCACAAATCTTTTATTTACTGTTGGGTCATTATAACGGTTCTTCAATTGTTTTACCATAATCTGTCCCAGTCCCTCCAACTCCTCTGTGCTAATAAGGGCAAACATAAGGTCAGCAGTAGCAGGAAGACCAAAGGATTCACTAGTATCAGTAAGGTCAGGGTCAGAGCTAGAAAAACCTGAACGAGTAGTTTGAGTAGCACTGACGATTGGAACATTTGCTTCAACTGCAAGACCACGGAGTTCTTCTGCAATTGCTTTAACATAAGAGTAAGAATTGACTGAAAAATTACTCTTATATCTTGAGGACCCACAAATATTAAGGTAGTCAATGAAAATAATATCAGGTTTAAATGACTTTTTAAGAGATAGTTCATTTAAGAGTGCCCTAAAATGACCTGCGTGTGCGGAAGCAGTTGGATATTCTTTGATAATCAAAGTTCCTTGTGTCTTCTTCGCAATATTATTTACTTTCGTATCGAACATCATTTTTGGTAATGTTTCGATATCTTTGATATTTACATTCAAAAGGTTTGCATCAATTCGTTCAGCAATTTTTTCTTCTGCCATTTCAAGCGTAATGTACAATACGTTCCGTCCTTGGAGCAAGACGGAGCTAGCAAAATGGCACATGAATAAAGATTTGCCGACACCTGTACCAGCAAGTGCGATATTAAGAGTTTTGTTAGGGATACCCCCTTTGGTAATTTTGTTAAAATATTCCAAATCAAATGGGATTTTGTCTTCTTTTCTGTGATAAGAGTCATATCGTTCTTGGTAATCTTTTAAGTAATCGTGTCCAATGTGGCTATCAAATCCAATAGCAAGTGCTTCTTGTAAAATTGTTGGAATAGAATCTCTTGACTTCTTTTCATCTTGTCCATCAGCAATTTTTATGCTTTCCATAAGAGCAAGATAAATTGCTCGGTCTTTACACCACTTTTCAGTAGTATCTACTAACCATTGCTTATCTGCTGGGGCATCATCAAGATTAGAAATATAATCACAAATAATTTTGTAAGTATCTTCTGTAATATCAGTTCTTTTTTCTGTTTCAATTAAAAGAACTTCCTTTGTTGCTAGTTGTTCGTAAGCAACAATAAATTTACAAATCTCTTCAAAAACTACTTTCTCGTGAAGGTTTTCAAAATATTCATTTTTAATAAAAGGTAATACTTTTCTACAATAATCATTATTGAAAAGTAAATTACGAAGAATTGTAGTTTCGACTTTTTCCATTACTCCTCTAACTATGGATTTCGTTTGTGATGTGGAGCATCGAACACAAAAGTAATTCTAACTTCATCACCAATATTTTCAGCACTATGGGGAAGTTTATTGTTAAACCAAAAGAAAGTTCCAGGTTCAACAATCATAGTTTCATCACCAACAGTATACTTGTATTTTCCTTGAATGGAAAGATGGTATCTATCTTTTGTAAGATAATAAGTTCCCTCATCAATATGAGTTCCAACAATTTCACCAACAGGTAAAGCAAGAAAAGCACAACGACGTATTTTCTTAAAATATGTCTTTAAAAATTTAAGAACTTCAGTGTGCTTTTCATATGCAGGTGTTCGAATACAAATTTCAGTATCACCAACATACTGTCCTTCTTTTTCTATTCCACCCATTATCAATTGAAGAACATCAACAGTAACAGTATATTTTGTTGGGTCAAGTTGTTCTATTTTTTTATCTTTAATATTCTTTTGAGAACCCCAATCTTCTGGATATTGTTTTATTTGTTCTAATATTTTAGATACATCAATTCCAGTTTTTATAACTCGAATATTTTTCATTTATAATGAAGATAAGTATGAAGCAAATATTTGGGGTTACTTACAGGTGGTTCTGCTTTATGTGGAAACGTCCAAAAAGGAGGAAACATTACAAGTGTTCCCTGTTTTGGAGTGACTGAAAAATCTTTAAATCTTGTCTCTCCACCTGTTTCCACATCATTCAAATACCAAAAGAAAGAAAGAAATCTTCTTGCCGTTGCGTGATTAACTACATCAACGTGTGTATCAAACTTATCTATACCATCGTTATTATATCTTTTAATTCTAAACTGCTCGAATGCGTGAGTTTCAGGAAAGACACGAGCATCAGCAAATTCGTAATACTTATTTTTATACTCAAACGTTTTATGAATTAGATAATTATGAACGTTATTTACTTCTTCATTTAACTTACAATTTTCTGTAAGATTGAATTGAGTAAATTTTTGTTTCCCATCATTATCAATTTCTTCATACCTATCTGGAACTTGGTCGAACAAACTAATAAGAAATTCACAAATATTAGGTTCTATTGCGTTCTCATAAACGTGAATAAAATCATTTAGTTCATCCATAAGAAAATTCCTGTTTTGCTGCCTCATCAAGTGCTTGCATTACTTCTGGTGTGAAGTACTTTTCTGGATTTTCATTAATAGTTTTTCCAAATTGAGTCGTACCATCTCCAACATCATAACGAGTTCCCACCTTTTTAAAGATTTCGTATTTTTCTGCCAAATCCAAAAGACCATAATACTTATCAAGACCACGTTCATCATAATACAAACGCACCTCCACTTCTTTATTTTCTTTACTCAAACGAGACTTTTGTGTCTTACATTTGATGATATTACCAACAACTTCTGTCCCATCCTTTTCTTTCTTTTTAGAGAGGTAGATAATTGAAGATGCTGCATATTTAAGACCAGAACCACCACTCATTTCTTTGGTAGGAACATAAGCACCCACAACATCATAGGTATGATTCGTCACAATCATAGGAATGTTTGCCTGTCCTAGTTTAAGAGTAAGCATACGGAATGCACCCTTCACGAGTTGCGATTTAGTCATATCTCTGACTTGCTTATCATTCAAACTATCTTCAATTTCTTTTGAAGTAGAAAGCATACCCAAACTATCAAGAACAAACATACAAGGTTTACGTTCTTCTGGTTTTTTCTTTTGATACAAATCTACTGCTTTAAGTGCTTTGCTTCTAAACTCTTCGATAGTTACAACATTAATAACTACGATTCGAGAAACATCAAGTCCTCTACTTTCAAGCATTGATTTAGTTACTGCTGCCTCTGTATCAAAGTACAAACAATAACCATCAGGGTTATTGATAAGGAAGTTTTTAACAACAGCAAGGCTAAAAAATGTTTTACCCGTAGAGGATTCTCCTGCGATTGCAGTGATTTTGTTACCAGATACACCACCAAAAATGGAACCAGAAACAAGAGCGTTGAATATGTACGAACCTGTATCCACGTAAGTTTCAGTTTCTTCAATGTCTGATGCAAGGGATGCGTATTCTCCACCGATTTCTTTTACAATATCTTTTAAGAAGTCCATAAATTATTGAAAAATATAATGTGAATTTTGAGATTTAAAAATCTCCACCTGTTCTTTGGTTTTAAAGAACTTAAAAAGTGTTGAGTTTGGATGCTCTTTAAGTTGATATTTTACTTTAATCATCATACTATTCCTTATACAAAAAATGATTCTAAATTTACAGTTTTTTCTACTTTCCAATTGATTGCGTCCAAAATAACTTTCATTGGTTCCAAAAATGCTTTACTAAATTGTAGGTCATAATCAATATATTTGTCTAGTCCAAATTCTTTTGGAAATTCTTGAATATAAGAAATCACGTTTTCGTGAATTGGATTTGGAAGTTTTAAATAACAAAATTTAATCTTCTCACCATTTTGAATTTTTGCATACTTCTTATCTAACTTCTTTTCTTTAATTAGATGATTATAAAGAAGTGCCCCTCTTGCATGAATTGGAGTTCCTTTACTATAAAGAGTTGATGAAGATTTATGTTTATC